AGCACTGTGGAATGAGGGTAAATTCCCCCATTCTACTATACTGTCTTGAGGGATGGATTTAAATCCATACCTTGGGATGTGACGTTGAACGGTAAACCCGCGAGACATCACTTTATTCATTTGGGATATCCCTCTTGAATAAATCAAACTGGCACTTGGTCATAGGGTATAGAGTAACCCTTCCTCTGGAAAATTGGAATAATTCCTCAGATCCGTTGGAATAAGTGGCTGTTCAGGACAGACAGACTCATAGAGTCTTAGGCAATTTAATTACCGCCTACGTTTGTCCTAACCATCCATTAACTCATAATATCCTACTCTTCAGGCAATTCGAGCGCACATTGGCACTCGGCAAAGCCCATAGCGAACTCGAGACTGAGTACAAACTCCAGCCTCTTTTCGAAGGTTTTGGTGAGATAGCCCTTGGAAGGTGAGCGATTTGCGTATAACCCACCCATAATGGCGTCGGGCTCTAGAAATTGAGGCAAAGCTTCAAGGATAGGGAGATAACCCTTCCTTAGTAAGTTTTTAAGCTTCATACTTCCAGAGAGTGAATCTCCATCAGGAATGTTGAGTTCCTCAAAGAGTTCATCGGCACGTCCAATCCGTTAAAAGACTGGACCGTCCCGCCCTTAAAGCCATATACCGGGTGGTATAAGCTTTTCAAGACCGAAGGCAACGAGAAGTGGATCGGTGTCCGTTAGGCGACCTCGGGAAAGGTGTTAACCAGACCTGAGCGCATTAAGGATAAACCTAGCCACAAATTCTCTAACCTCCGGAGTTGGATGCTAATCGCATTCGCAATTCCTTCGACGGCTAGCCAATATCAACTTCTGGATATATTGGGGAGCAGTTTAAAATGCTTGCTCCTTGCTGATAAACGGAAAGTTAAAACCTCCAAATTCAGCAGGTAAACAGAGCCACCAGAGTTATCCAGGTAATTACCTAGTACCTCTATGGTTTCTGTATAGAGATCTATAAAAGAGGAGTCTTAACCTCAATTTACAAATCTCTGAGAGCTTACATTCTTCGTCTGCATCCCAGGAAATCATGTTGTCGAATTGGGAAAACTTCCCAATCGCCGGATTTGATTCCTAATCTCCAGAGCCAATCTCGACTCCTTTCTGTTCACCAGATACGAGTCTCATCTTTGGTGCATCGACCTTATATTACTATGGAGTGATCTAAAGTTAAAAGGATTCCGGAAAAAAGATTCCTTCTTCACAATAGAGTCCACCCCATTTGTACATTCGGGTCTTCTCCTCAGATATTTTGGCTGAGAGTTGAGTCGCTGTCAGAATTCGTCTCCTCAAATCATGTGGGAGACCGATAGAGAAAAAGTCATCTCCAGCAGTCCGGTCACATATCAGATCGGAATTTAGTTAAGGGTTTTGTCCTGCCGTACTGGCAAAAGAGACTAACCCGAGGAGGGTAAGAGTAGCTTTGGTTCCAGGTTCACCCATGAGAACTCCTCTCAGGGTTGTCCATTCGGAACCTCCGTGCTCTACCACTATCCGTCTTGAGAGGAGTAATCTCAATGCGTCCATAGTATATGGACTTCTGAGCTTTAATTCCTCGAGGAATAAATCCCACATGGAATAACAAATCCCATGTTCAAGATGGTCAGTGGCCTCTTCAAAGTCTCCTAGTAGAAACCTGCATCCGGACTGGAGCTACCTATGTGCCTCGGCACGTAGAAGTCCATTCCTACACAGATCTACACACAAAGCCCACCCCTAATAACCTTTACCTAAACCGGCTTTAGTTAAAGGGGAGAACTCCAACAGGCTCGTTAAGGAGTGAGCCATTGGTTGTAGGTAGACAGTTAACCAGGCCGGGGGCACCGTAACAATACGGTTTTTACCTCCGGGCTCCGGCACTACTGCCCTCCTAATACGAACCTCTGGATCTAAACTCCTTTGGTAGGATGCCCAAGCCCAGATTTAAAAACTCTGAGACTCGGGTTCCTAGCCGTACCTATTTGGGAACCACGTATCAAGATCATTCTTACAATCAAAGAAAGGAAAGACTGGGTCTCTCCTATTGATATGTTAGAAGGTCTCATTAATATGTGGATCAGCGGCAGCCTATTCAAAGGTTAGGATCTCATCCCCATAGGTAACTTAGACTGGATTGGCGGGTTTTAAAAGTCCCAACTTCCAGCGGTTTACCGTTATGTGGTTGAGTTATCCATCAACCTCCTGTGACGGGAAACAGGTATACTTTAAAGGTATTCCTGCTCGGCGCATATATTTGCGGCCGCAAGGGAGCTCAATAAGTTAGGATACTTCCGGAATTTCTTCCAGGAAATCCAAAACTTCTTGAGTGACATAGGCGCTTTTGCCTCCGTCTTCTCTCTTGTTCTCGAAACAGGCTGAGTTAGATATAGATAAATGTGCTCTTCTCAAATTAAGGAATTTGGCAATATCGCTTTCCTTGAACCTTTAGGCAGCAATGCGCACGTAGCCGCGGATTTCATCCGTCATTTGACACTTTGGTCCCTCGGTTAAAACACCTTCGTGTTTATCCAGGGCTTCCATTGGGTCACTTCCGGGTGGCATTCCACGGGTTTGTGCTAATCTCAACATAATTGAGACATCACGCCGACTAGGTTTTTGGTATCGCTATTACCCATCCATAATATCCCAGTTTGATCTGGGGTAATAGGAGAAGTTTAGCACCATATCCTGACCTAAACGCTCTTCTGAAATCTCTAACGCGCCGAAAATGCGGTACCTCAGTGTGGAAACAAAAGATTTCCATATTTTGAGTACTCTTTTCTGGGGGTCTTGGTTCTTGTGGTAGGAGTTAACAAACTCCGCCACAAGTTTAGACCACCAGCGTAGTCTGTATCTTCCGATCCAGTCCTAGTATAAGGGTGAAGAGGGATCGTCACTGGGCGTGGACGACATTAATAATGTGTCAATCCATTTCCAGCTCCGTTCCCATTTTAGCCAATACTGGATTGGAAGAGCGAGTAGGGAGCGTAAACGCTTCCTATCCGATCTCTTCGGGATACAGATTGCTTTGAGTTGTTTAAGACTCGAAGCAAAGATGAGCTAAAGTGAAAAGGGCTCAAGACCTAAGAGTGGTAGGTTCTTACGGAAGGAAATTTCCTTCCGGATGGAACCTGTCTTTCTCTTCCTTGGCATGTAGTCATTCCAACGAAGATCAAGAGGGTTAAAATCCCCAATCTCGAGGTTTGAGTCCCCCGCCACATGCCCATCTATCCATAGATTACACTGTGGAATCAAGGATGGTAGCA